AGTGCTTCTCGATGTCCACCATGGCCGCGCGCACGCTGTGCAGGGCCTGGAGAACAGAGGAAGCGCCCTCCGCGCGAAGAGCGATGGTGACGGGAGAGGTCATTGCTTACTTGCCCTGTTTTTCAGGTAGGCGCGACGGGCTGCCCACCAGGCGAGCCACTGGCCATCTGTGACGACCACAAGCGGGAGGCCATAGACGTCACGAGGTGACTCAAGGCTCCCAACGACAAGAAAGGGAGCGGGTTGGAGCTGCCCCCCTTGGCCAGTCGCTCGATCCAGGCGTCCACTTCATCCTGCCCCATCTCGCTCAGGATCGGCCCGAGCTGCGATTGGACGTGCAGGTAGCTCGTCATCAGGACACCGATCTCGTCGGTGGTGAGCCGCGCGCCGATGGTGTCGACCGTGGGGAAGAAGGGCTTGGAGAGATCGTCGATGCGCTTGGCGGATCGGAACAGGATCTCGAGGCTCGCTCGGTTCTCGAAGAGAACGTGGTAGCCGCCGCTCACCTCGTCTTTCCCGGGGAGACAGCCGTTGTCTTTGAGGAGCTTCTTGACCCAGCGCTCGGTCGATGCGGTCGCGAGCATCGACTCGTCTTGCGTGAGGACCATCATCGCGAACTGCGCGATCGGCTTGCCGTCGGGCCCGTTGCGGGGGAAGTCGACGACGCGGTGAGGGCGCGGGATCGCGGTGATCTGCGCCCACAGGTCTCGGGCGGAGAGGTCGGACTCGGCGGGGGGCATCTGGGCCATGGGGAGCGCTCCACAAACGAAAAACGGGAGCGACTACGGCGGAACGTCCAGACCACGTCCCGCCGCGGTCGCTCCCGCAAGGCTGTTGATGACGGGGGCAGTCGGCCGCCGTCGATGTCGTGAGGCCGCGCGCCGGGTGTCTGGTCCCGGCGAATGGCTGGAGCTGCTACGTCACTCCCACTGCGCCATCTGGCCAGTGAACTCGAAGTCGAGCTTCGAGGCCGTCTCGACGGCGTGAGAGAAGTTGTCGTCGAGGATGGCGCCCTTGGTGGTGAGCGTGCGCCCCGCGGCGAAGATGGTCACTTCGACGGTCTCGATGCTCGCAATCATCGGGCCCGGGTCGAGCTCGAAGTCAGCCGAGGGGACGGCGTTGCTGACGGAGATCGTCATCATCGGCGCGCCGGGCGAGAAGCCTGCGAGGCCCTTGGCCGTGGTCTTGACCGGCTGCGCGCCGCTCATCCGCTTGATCGTGACGCTCGCCTCCTCGGAGAGGAGCGACGAGTTCACGTAGACCGTCGCCTTGGTGTAGGTCTCGAGGTTCGCCATGGTGGTACTTTCAATGCTGTACGAGAAGACAAGGAAGGGCCGAACGGGGCCGGGATTCGACTCCAGCCCTGCTCGGCGCGGGGACCGTCAGGCGACCTGATTGACCTGCATCGCCACCTGGTCGAGGATGTCGATCGGCTGGAGCGGGATCTGCGCGCTGATGCGCGTGGTGGGCGTGGTCTCGCGGATCACGATGGTGCCGAGCAGGATCTGCGCGACGCGCTGGAGCAGGTCGTTCTCGGCGTAGTCCCTGCTCAGGCGGTTGATCAGCGCCTTGACCACGCGCGGGGTGACGACCGTCGGGCCCGGGGTCGGCTCGTTCTTCTGGGGGTCATCGGCGAGAGCCTTGCCGCGGAGCACCGAAGCGGCCTTGGCGATCAGATCGTCGGTGTAGCGGTCGCAAATCGTGACCTTGTGCGAGTCGCGGATGCGGTAGTCGACCGTCGTGCCGTTCATGAAGCGCGTGGTGATGCGCTTGACGAGGTAGGTCGCGCCCGAGCTGCGCACGCCGATCGGGGTGAGGCCGGCGTTGAGGGCCGCGAGGAGCTGGCCTCGAGTCGGGAGAGCCCCCGAGAGCGGCGCCTTGACCTTCCAGTTGGGCTGCGTCTTCGCGTCGTCGCCGTAGCTGGAGAAGTTGAGCCGGGGCTGCGCGGGAGCCTCCTCGAGCGCGTAGACGGCCGCGTTGTGGGCCGCGAGCTCGCACGGCGGAAGGTCGGATTGCGCGAGCCACACGACCTCGGCGCGGGCCGAGTTCAGGGCCGTGGAGATGGTGATGGCGTTGCTCACGGTGTCGGAGCTGCCCGCGATGATGCGCTGGCGGATCCCGGTGACGGCGAGCGCCTGCGTCCCCACCTGGGAGACGAGCGCGCCGAGCTGCGTCGCGTCCTCGGCCGCCGAGACGAGGTAGTAGAAGCGCCGCGCCACGATGGTCGCCAGGGCCGTCACGTTGGAGTCGGACACCGTCCCTCCGGTCGTGAGCGTCGAGGCCGTGGGGGTGACCGTCATGCCCGCAGCGGGCTTGATCTGCGCCCAGTAGCGGATGAAGTTGGCACGGAGCCCCTTCTGCTTGCTCGTGAGCGTGATGGCGCCCGCCGAGCTGGACGCGACCACGGGCCAGTGCGTGCGCGCGTTGCAGGCGATGACGGCCGCAGCCGCGGTGACGGTGGGGGTGTCGCCGGTCGCGATGCCCACGTCGACGAACTCGTCGCCGCAGTAGATGCGCAGGGTGCCCGCGCCGGTCGCCGTGGTGGCGAGGGTGATGGTACCCGTGGCCGCGCCCGGGGTCGTGCCCTCGGAGACCGCGAGCAGGTAGACGGGGGTCGTCTGGTTGATGGCGACGAAGCGGCGCCACTTCCGGTGGAGCTCGGAGCCGGCGCCGAAGAGCGCGATCACGTCGGACTCGCTCGAGGCGCTGACGGGGGTGTCGGGGCCGTAGATCACGGTGTCCGCGGTCGCGCTGCCCGTGGAGAGCTTGCCGCCGATGAGGAGCGCCGTGTAGACGCCGCCGGCGCCGCTCGCCTCACCCTGTGCGAACAGGACCTCAGCGTATTCGCCGGGCACTGGATCACCGCTGGAAAGACCGACGAGAGAGATCGAGTTCATTGCTGCTCCTCAAGAAGCGAAGGAAGGGAAGGAAGCGGGGTGGCCGATCACTCGGCCCGAAAGGGGACGCCGCAGGCACGCGCGGTCTCGGCGTCGCAGGGGACCAGCGCGCCGGCCTGGACTTCCTGCACGTACTCGGCGCGCATGGGGAGCGTGACGGCGTCGCCGGTGCCCACCCAAGCGCCGTTGGCGCCCACGCTGGCATCGTGCCGCCGGCCGACGAAGCGAAGGATGCCGGCGTCGAGCGCGGCGTAGTCGGGGACCATGGCCGATCCAACGGCCTTGACGGTGAGAACCATGGGGGTGCGCGCTTTCAAGGAAGGGTGACTGCGAAGGGTGCGACGACGTCAGCGCCGTTGGCGTCGACGACCGTGGTGGTGCCGTCGAGCCCGGTGAGGCTCTGGAGCCCGGGGGTGTTCATCCGCCGCTCGCAAGCGGTGATGTCCATGCCGAGCGTCGGGAAGAAGAGGTTGGTGGTGGTGCCTTGGATGTTGCCGTAGCTGGTCCGGTCGATCCGGATCTGCTCGAGGCCCGCCGCGACGGCGAAGCGCGCGCCGCTCTGGTACGTGGGCTCGTAGCCCTGCTCGGTCCGGTCGAGGAGCACCTTGGCGGCCGCGCGCAGGAACGGGGAGAGCTGGAGATACTGCGCCGGCGTGAGCGTCGGGAGGACGAGCAAGAGCTTCCACTCGGCCGCGAGCCTGTAGTGGTGTCGCGTGAGCTCGACGGGTGTTTCCGAGACGGTGTAGAGCGCCAGGAACGGGGGCACGAGGGCCGCCGACGTCAGGAAGGGAATCGGGTCGTACGGGATGGCGAGCGTCGTCATGGCGCCCGCCAGCGCCGGCAAACCAGCCTTGACCACCTCGGCATCCCAGCGCGCGCCGAGGTGCGTTTGGAGGCACGCCGCGTAGTAGGCCAGCGTGACGGCGATCGCCGGGTCGGCGTCGTCGAGGAGCGCGTTGGTCGTCGCCGCGGTGAGCGGTGAGACGAAGGCGCCCACCTGGAACGAAGCGTAGTCGCTCATGCCTTGATCAGCCGGTTGATGGCCGCCTCGATGAACTTGGCCGCGTGCTGGTCGGCTGCGTCCGCCGCGTGGGCCATGAAGCGCTGCGCCGGCGCGGCTGCGACGTGCTTGGCGAAGATGATGCGCCCGCCGGACTCGAAGCGGAGGAACTTGCCCGGGGCCGCGTCGATGGCCGGCCGCCCGTTCTCGACGAACGCCGCGTAGAAGAGGTCGGTGCCGATCGTGCGCTCGTTCGCGCCCGTGCGCCGCACGGTGATCGACGCGGCGAGGTTGCCCTTGGTGCCGCGCCGCGCGACGCCCGCCACGTAGACGGCCGCGCCGTCGAGGCC